AGCTAATGATAGCACTGCTGGTATTACTACTGGATCTGGAAATGTAATTATTGGAACTGTTGATCCAGCGAGTAGAACTGGTGACAGACAATTAAAAATTACTGGTAATGATGGCTCAACAGCTACAACTTGGATTTCAGGAGACAATTCTGGTAATTTAACTTTTGCTGCTGATGTTACTGTTGGTGATGATTTAAATCTAACAACAGATTCAGCAGTTATAAATTTTGGTGCTGATTCAGATACAACTTTAACTCACACAGATGGTACAGGATTAACTTTAAACTCTACAAACAAACTATGTTTTAATGACGCTACTCAATTTATACAAGGTGCAAGTGGGACAGTATTAGATATTGCTGCTACGGATGAAATAGAATTAACTGCTACACTAATCGAAGTAGTAGGTAATGCTACTGTATCTGGTACTCTAGGAGTGACAGGTGTTACAACTTCAAACGCAGGTATTGTAGTAGATAACATTACAATCGATGGCACAGAAATAGATTTATCTTCTGGTGATTTAACACTTGATGTTGCAGGAGATATTAAATTAAATGCTGCTGGTAATAATGTATTATTTGAATCTGGTAGTACAGAATACTTACAAATAAATAACGATTCAGGATCTGCACAAATAAGAAACAGCGGACAAGACGTTGATATTTCATTTATAGGTAATGATGGTGGATCGACAATTACAGCTTTAGCATTAGATATGTCAGATGCAGGTACGGCTACATTTAATCATAATATCATACTAGCAAACGATTCTTTTGTACAATTTGGTGATGCTGGAGAAAACATAGCTGGCGATGGAACTGATTTAACTATTACTTCTAGTGGAGATATTAATTTAGATGCCGATGGTGCTGATATTAATTTTAAAGATGGTGGTACAAAATTTGGTCATTTAAAACAAGCTTCTAATAACATGGAGTTTAAATCTGAAGTATCAGACGCAGATATTAAATTTAAAGGTAATGACGGTGGATCAACAATTACAGCTTTAACATTAGACATGTCAGAAGCAGGTGCGGCTACATTTAATTCTACTGTAACTGCTAACGCTGGACTAAAAGCAGACAATATAACAATTGATGGCACAGAGATTGATTTATCTAGTGGTAGTTTAACAATAGACGTTGCTACTAATATTATACTTGATGCTGATAGTGGCGTAATAGAATTTAAAGATGATGGAACTAAGTTTGGTCATATTAAAAATAATTCTTCAGATTTAGATATTAAATCTGAAATACAAGATGAAGACATTGTATTTAAAGGTAATGATGGCGGATCTGTTATTACAGCATTAACATTAGATATGTCAGATGCGGGTACAGCTATATTTAATCATGATATTAAACTAGCTGATAATGGTATAATGGTTTTTGGTGACGGCAGTGACTTACAAATCTATCACGACGGAAGTAATACACAATTTGTTAATGGAACTGGACAAGTATTTTTTCTTTCAGACACAGCAATTAAATTTAAAGACGCAGGTGGTAATGAAACATTTGCAGCATTTAATGATAATGGTGCTGTAGATTTATACTTTGATAACTCTAAAAAATTAGAAACAGTAACGGGTGGTATTGCTGTTACTGGTGCAATTACAGCTACAGGTGATGTAACAGCTTTTAGCAGTTCTGACAAAACTCTTAAAGAAAATATTTCAAATATAGAAAAAGCTGTAGATAAAGTTTCTAAAATAAATGGTGTTTATTATAACTGGACTTTAGACGCACAAGAAAAATATGCTCATTTTGGTAAAGAAAAAGAAGTTGGCGTCATTGCACAAAATGTTGAAGAAGTATTACCTGAAATTGTTCAAACAAGAGAAGATGGAACTAAAGCAGTCAAGTACGAAAGATTGTGTGCTTTATTAATTGAAGCTATAAAAGAATTAAAAGAAGACATAGAAAAATTAAAAAAGGATAGTTAAAAATGGCTGTTCCAAATAATCCTAAAATGTCTGATATACAAACTGAGTTTGGGGGTTCTAATCCTATTCAGTTATCCGAATATTATAGAGGTGGATCCAATGTTCCATCAGATGTTACTTCACCTAATGGACCTATTGCAACATCTGGAACAATTACAATGGGAAGTTTTAGAAGTGCAGCTGCAGTTACAGTAGTTAGTTTAGATTACTTAGTTATAGCAGGAGGTGGCGGTGGTGGAGCTAATAGTAATGGTGCTGGAGGTGCTGGTGCTGGAGGTTTTAGAACTTCTTTTCCAGGTGGAACAACTATCGATTTAAATCCAGGTGACTATAGTATAACAATTGGTGCTGGAGGTGCTGGTCATAATGGCGATCCAGAAAATGCAGGTGATGGAGCATCAGGTAGTAATTCAGTTTTTCAAACAATCACTTCTGCTGGAGGTGGCGGTGGCGGCGGTGCTGGTGCTGGAGTAGCAGGAGGTTCTGGTGGTGGATCAGGACAAGGACAATCAGGTGTTGGAGCAGGAAATACTCCTCCGGTAAGTCCATCTCAGGGAAATCCTGGTGCTCAGTCAGTACCCGAAGAACGTGGAGCTGGTGGTGGAGGAGCAGGTGCGGCTGGTTCATCTATAACAGGAGGAAATGGTTCACCTAATTCTATAAATGGTTCTAATGTCACAAGAGCAGGTGGCGGTGGCGGTGGAGCAAGAAATTTTCCAGCTGTTCCTAGCCCAGCTGGTTCTGGTGGTTCTGGTGGAGGCGGTAATGGAGCAAAAGGTGGTGGTGGTAGCGCTGGAACAGCTAATACTGGCGGCGGTGGCGGCGGTGCTGGAAGACTGCCAGGTACAGGAAATTTTATAGGTGGTGCTGGAGGATCTGGAATTGTAATAATTAGATCACCTGCAAATCATCCGTTAAGTGTGTCACCAGGAACAAATGCAACCAGTAGCACTGGTGGTGATACAGTAGCAACTTTTACAGTTTCAGGAACATTAACAGTTAATTAAAAATTATGGCACATTTTGCAGAATTAGAATCAAAAACAGATCCAACAGGATTTACATCAGACACACATTTAGTTGTAAAAAGAGTTGTTGTTGTAGCAAATGATATACCTGTTAATGGAGGAACCTTAGAAGATAATGATTGTCATGTAGATGGTGAAACATGGTGTGTTAATTTTTTTGGTGGTGGTACATGGAAACAAACTTCTTATAATAATAATTTTAGAAAACAATATTCAGGTATAGGTTATACATATAATGCATCAAAAAATAAATTTTTAAGGCCTCAACCTTATAATTCATGGTCATTAAATAGTGATGACGATTGGAAAGCACCAATAACTTATCCATCAGAAACATCAGATAAAAATATTTTATGGGATGAAGATAATCTTAGGTGGGTTGCAACAAGCGAATCTGATTCAACTAACACATATTATTGGGATGTCTCAGATACAAGTTGGAAAGATCTATAGACTTGACTATTGAAATTTAAGTATTTATAATACAATAAAGAAAGAATATGAATTTACAAAACTATTATTGGTATTTTAAATCTGTTATTCCAAAAAGAATATGTGATGACATTGTAAGATATGGACATCAAATGCAAGATCAATTAGGAATTGTAGGTGGATTTAGAA